CCAGCAGCACAACCTTCCAACCATTATTATCAATCAGGCCTGGTGTGGTGATAAGTTTAACAAGTTTATCCAGGACATTCAGCAGCCAGCTATCGTCCTTTTCGATGAATTTGAGAAGGTCTATAACCGTGAGGAGCAGGAAGTTATGCTCACCCTCCTTGACGGTGTATTTCCCTCCAAGAAACTCTTTCTATTGACTTGTAATGACAAGTGGCGTGTTGACGAACATATGCGTAACCGTCCTGGTCGTTTGTTTTATTCGCTAGAGTTTTCTGGACTCTCGGCTGAGTTTATTGAGGAGTATTGTAATGATAACCTCAAGAACAAGGACCATATTCGTAAGGTTGTTAAGGTCGCAGCACTCTTTGACAAGTTTAACTTCGACATGATGAAGGCCCTTGTTGAGGAGATGAACCGCTACGATGAAACTCCAGAGCAGGCACTAGAGTTGCTTAACGCCAAGGTTGAGTATGCAAACAAAATCGTTTACAAAGTAACTCTCCTTAAGAACGGCCAGCAGCTTAATGCCGATGAACATTGGCATGGTAATCCTCTACTCGGTAACATCTATATCGATTACGAGTATGAGACCAAGGACGCCCTTGGTGAGAATGTAGAAAGTGAAGTTAGCATGTCCTTCACTCCAGAGGATCTGGTTTCTATGGACCCTGTAAAGGGTACCATGACGTTCTCCAAGATGAACTACGACCTGATCCTAACCAAGAGTGTGTCGAAGAAGCTAAATATCTTCGATATTGCGTTTTAATCTAACAGGGGTTCACAATGCACGTTGGAACTAAAGTAAGTTATAATGCGGTGAATGAGGCTTATTGCCTCATTTCCGCCTACATTCGTGAAGAAGGAAAGATCGGCGCTAAATACGATAAGGAAGACCTTGCGGTCTTTATCGATTTTCTAGCTGAAATCCTTAAACACACCGAGAACTTTACTGGCATTGACCGAAAACCAAAAGAGCGTCATGCCGATGGTTCTCCCAAACTACCAGAGGTTCCTGATCACGATGGGTCAGGCCTCGCATAAGGAGGTATTATGAATAAGAATTGGGTTACCTTTTCGTGGTCGTATGACACAGAAGGATTTGACCCCATCCGTGCGTTCCTTGAGGAGCATGGTTGTAGCGTAAGTCACCGTCACATGGACGGTTTCATTCGTGGGTTTCTAATCGCTTCTGGCATTCCTACCGACAAGCCCGCTGTCTTCCATGAAGGCACATATGTTGGTGATTATGAGAATTTAGTGAAATACTATAATGGTCTATATCACTGAATCCCATAAACGTACCATCGCTAAGGCCGTAAGTTATAGGTTGGTGGCCCTCATAGCCACCGCCTTAATGATCGGCTTATCTAAAGCAGTTTCAATACATATCGTTCTCACGGTTCTTTACTACATATGTGAGAGAGTATGGTTAAAGATATCTTGGGGTTTAGGCCCCTCTAACAAGAAAGGTGAATAATAATGAATAAGCTACTACTAGCCGCAGCCCTAGTCCTAGGTCTATCCGTTTCCGCTTCCGCTTCGGTGGACGAGACACACAATGGTAAGACTGTTGCCGTTCCAGGCGCTACCAAGTCCGCAGGTGTCTATGCCCCAGCAGCACAATACACTCCACACGGTCTAGTTGTTACCGCTCCTCCAGGTGCCGACGTTGACGTTGACAACGATGGCTCCGATATCTCTATTGATATCACACCTAAGGGCAAGCGTGGTCTACTAGGTCTAGGTGTTCTCGGACTATGATCCGCTATTTCGTAATGGTAGCTGCGGTACTCTTTAGTACCGTGGCTTTCGCCCACGCTTATACACCATACGGTACATACTACAATCCTGTTCAGGATCCACCATTCGTTGGTGATTGGTCGGTTCCTGTTCATCGTGGAATGTATTGTGTTAAGGGAACTTGGCATTATGGCTGGCTTCGTCCTTGGGAACGTAGCCCTGTAATCAAGGACTCATGTGGTACCGCTGTTTATCAGATTAACTAAATAGAGGTATTGCGGGTTTCGTATATTGATATTACCTCTGCTTCCAAGCAGATGAAAGCGGTTTGATTCCGTTGGCCCGCTCCACCCTCCTGGAGACTTCAATGACAATAAGAAAATATGGTTGGCGTCCTGATAAGCCTGACTTTCGTGATCATGTTTATGGTGCTGGCTTAAAACAGAAGAAACCTCTCCCTCTTAGAGTAGATATTAGAGAAACTGGTAAATTACCAGACGTATATGACCAAGGTCAAACAAGTTCCTGTACCTCACAATCTATTGCGGCCGCCATTGAATATGGCCTAGCCTGTGAAGGTAAACAAGTTCATGTTCCTTCCCGCCTATTCATCTATTATAATGAACGTCTATTAGAAGGTACCACCAATGATGATGCCGGTGCTGAAATTCGAGACGGCATTAAGTCAGTTGCTTCCGATGGTTCACCAGACGAAAAGTTCTGGCCATTCGAACCTTCCAGACTAACTACAAAACCTTCTGATGAAGCCTATGCAGAGGCCAAGAAGGGTATTATTAAACAGTATTCGAGAGTGCCCGTTTCGCTCTATAACATTCAAAGCGTTCTCTCCCATAATGTACCAGTTGTGTTTGGTGCTTCTCTTTATCAGTCCTTTGAATCTGATAGTGTAGCAGGCACAGGTCATGTTCCAATGCCAGACCCAAATGAAGGTATGGTCGGCGGCCATGCAATGCTCATGGTTGGCTATGAAGCAGGTCATTTCATTGTTCGTAACTCATGGGGTAACGGATGGGGAGATAAAGGTTATTGCTATATACCATATGCCTATTTGACCAACCCGTATCTAGCGGACGACTTCTGGGCAATCTTTGTAGCATAAGGAATAAATCATGAATGGATATAAGACATATCTAGCGTCCGGATTACTGGCGCTATTCGGTGTTCTGGTTCAGGTTGATTGGGTTAGATTTTTAGACGACCCTAAGTCTGGATATGTTGCTATCGCTTCTGCTATTCTAATGGCAGTTATGAGAGCATGGACAGAACAAACCACAGTTAAACAAGCATTAAACACAGAACCACCTAAGAAAGTGAGTAAATAAATGAAGAAGATTATCGCTCTAACCGTGGCAGGCTTCCTTGGCCTATCACTTGTTGGTTGTAATTCTGTTACAACACCAACCACAACTGCTACCGTTGCCGATCTACAGTCTGCTGTTGTAGCTGCATGTGGATTCCTTCCAGCGGCAACAACCATTGCAAACATTATTTCAGCAAACCCTGCCATTGCTACAGGCACACAGATCGCTTCTGTTATCTGTCAGGCAGTAACGACTAAGGGTGCCCATAAGGGTGCATATTCACCTAAGTCTGTTGTCATCAATGACAAGGTCATCCTAATCAATGGTGAGTTTGTAAAGTAAGGATCCAAACATGATACTTTGTTCTTGTAACGTGATTACAACGGATAGTATCAGACAGTATATGGAGAGTCGGGCCAACACCCGACTCCCTTCTGTCCAAGAGATTATGCAAAAACATGGATGTTCGGTCGAGTGCGCTACTTGTGCCTACAACATCAAAGTGGAGATAAGAAAACACTATGAAAGTTTACATCGGTAAGTATCCACAGTGGATCGGCCCATATCAGTTGGCCGAAAAGATTCCATTCATTAGCGAAGATACACGGGAAAAGGTTGCAGACTATCTCCATGATAGTTGGGTAGGCAAACTTTGTGTCTGGGTTGACTCCAAGAAAAAACGTAAAATCAAAGTCCGTATTGACAAGTATGATACCTGGAATATGGACTCCACGCTCTCTCCAATCATTCTTCCAATGCTCAAGCAGCTAAAGGAAACCAAGCACGGTTCTCCTATGGTTGACGAAGAAGATTTGCCCAGCACCATGCGTTATGAAGGTGAGAATTGGGTTCATCATAAATGGGACTGGGTTCTTAATGAAATGATCTGGGCCTTTGAACAGCTTAATGATCCTGACAATGAAGAACAGTTCTATCACGGCATTCCTTCATATAATGAAGAAGAAATGGAAATTGAAAACTACGGAAAGTGCTATTCATATAAACAGACCAATCCTGACTACTGGGTTGACTATGAAGCAATGAAAGCACATGAGGCCCGAATTGCCAACGGGTGTCGTCTATTTGGCAAGTATTACAGGAATCTATGGGACTAATGAGCAATACACCTTTTACTTTGGAACGCAAGATCCGTTTCGTGACTGCACGAGCCCTTATTCATTTCGGTCTGTTTATCATGCCTTCGGGTCCTTATAAGACGATGATACTACTTCGTCTATGGGAACTAAAGAATGAAGTGGAACAGATGATTAAAGAAGCCAAGGAGGCTAAGAATGGTAACCAGTGAAAAGAACATGCAGGTCCTTGAGACCGCATTTAAACAGCGTGCCTTTGATGGCAAGTGGGAACGAATCGTCAAGATTATGGATCTTGATAACTCTTATTCCTTTGTGAATGAGAATGGTAACCGCACTACTCTAATTCCAGAGAAGTGGGTAACGGTAGGCGTTTATGACTACCTAATGGAGATTGAAGAATAATGGCAGCTAATATTAAACTTGTCCGTCTACTATCAGGCGAAGATATCCTTGGTGAGGTACTTGACACCAGTGATAAATCTGTTATAATTAAGAACGCTGTCCGAGTGGTTGTTATCCCAAACAAGGCCACGCCGGATCAGCCAGGAGTTGCGTTCGCTCCTTTCTCGCACTGGACTAAGGATACGGAACTAGAGTTGTTCAAGCCCACAATTCTAGCACTAATGAATCCTATTCCAGAGTTTATCAATCAGTATAATGCCACATTCGGTGGCCTTGTAGTCCCTGACAACAAGTTAATTCTACCAGGAAAATAATGAAATTTTATACCAACGTTGAAGTATGGGGCGGTAAGATCCTCTACAGAGGCGTGGAAGATGGGCGTAGGGTGCGACACAAAGTCGATTATCACCCTACGCTTTTCGTGCCTTCACAGACCCCTACAAAGTATACCACAATCTATGGTGAATACCTTGGACCTGTAAAACCAGGTACAATCAAGGAGGCTCGTGACTTTATCAAGCAATATGACGGTATCGAAAACTTCAAAGTTTACGGTATGAATCGTTATCAGTATTGTTTCATTGCGGACGAGTTCAAAGGTGTAGTTGATTGGGATGTTAGTGGTATCAAGGTTGCTAACGTCGATATCGAGGTTGGTGAACCACCTGGTGGTGGATTCCCTGAACCTGACGATGCCAATGGACCTCTGACTGCTATCACAGTCAAGATGGACGGTCACTTTA